TGCATATGCAATACTTTTAAACCTTTATTGAAGATAGATCTTTCGAAGTCTTCGTATTGTTGTATCATAGTGATTCCTTTTCTCTTGATATACTATTACTATAGACCATATATCGACTCAATGCAAGCACTAAATGCATTTGTTTTGAAAATAAAAGAACACTGTGACTATTTTGACACAAAAAAGAGGGGCATTTCTGCCCCTCTAAAGTTGTCACCCGAAGGTGATATTATAGGGTGGTTAACCCACCTCTTTTGTATTCTTATGCGAGTATGTTGTCTACTCGGAAGATACGGTAGTATGGGTTGGTTTTGCTTGTAGCAAGACCGCTTGCAGGTGTTGATCCAACAAATGGGTTTGAAGCCATACCATAACGAGTTTTGAACCCGATTTTTGGTTGGAATGTATTTTCACCAACCGCACGAACCATAGTTAATGGTACGTATGGACAGTAGAACACACCAGCGTCATAAGGGTTAGTACCTTTATAACCAACGTTACAATAGTCTACTGACGCATATGGGTCAATGTAAACTTTTGTGCGTCCGTTAAGAACACCAGCGAATGTGTTTCCTGTGTCATCTACATTTAAACTTGTAGACATAGCAGGAGCATAATCCATCATTCCAGAAGCAGCTAAACCAGATGCAACGTCGGATGAACAGATGATGAAGTTACCTTTACCGCGTCTTGTATCTTTTGCGATTTGGTTGCTTTCTCTTTCGATCTGCATGATTAGACCTTTTAAACGCTCAACACTCCAACGACCATCTGCATCTGTTGACAAGTCAAAGATACCGTTGATTGCTGTGTTATTAGTTGCGGCACCAGTTTTAGCTTGTGCGTTAATTGTTCTAATAACTTCTCTGTTGATTTCAGCAAGAATCTCAGTAGATAAGATGTTTGCTAATTCTGTTTCAGCATCCAAACCGTGGATTGCTTTAAGATCTTGAGCAAGTTCAAGAGAATATTCTGCTTTCAAAGCACGTGATTTTGCAGTCACAGTTGCTTTTTCGATGGTGAAACCCATCTCATTGAAAGTAGATGATGGCCCTTGACCAGTAGATCCAAGACCCTCGGCACTGGCAGTTGCCATACCGCCTGCTTGTGTAGGTCCGACTCTTTCGTTGTCGATTGAACTATCTTTAAGGTTGTATGAACCCGCAACACCAGAAGATGCAGTAGAGTCATCTGTTAGACCAGATAGACCAGAACCGTCTGCGGCCATTGCTGTACCAGAGTCACCTGCCCAAGTTGTGTTTGCTTCAGCATATAGTGCTTCAGTTGAACCAGTTGCACCAGAACCATAGCGTGATTTCATCGCAAAGATAAGACCAGTTGGTCCTGTCATTGGCTGAACACCACAAACGTCGTATGCCATCATGTTAGGTAGCGCACGTCGTACTAGTGAGATTAAAACTGGGTTCCAGTTAGCGGCACTTGATGAACTGTTACCTGGTGCAGCCTCTGTTAACATGTTTGCTTGTGCTGCTTCGTCTTGAAACGCACGTTCTTGATTCTCAAGAATAACAGCGGTTACTGCTTTTCTATGAGAGTCTTTTATGACGCCAGCAGATTCTTCGTTAAGAACTGGTGCCCATTTTTCGACTAATTTGTCATAAGTTTCCATTGTTAATTCTCCTGTTACTTAATGGATTTTTTCAAAGCAGTTAGATATTGATCCATAGATGAAGTCACTTCAGCATCAGCTGACGGGCCTCCTTCTTCAATTTCTTCTGCTTGGGTTTCGACGATTGCTTTCTTGAAATGATTTTCTTTGATAATTTTTACTTTCGCTGAGAAAGTTTCACTATCATCGAAATCAAGGTCTTCTACAAGAGAAGCTAGTTTTTCAACTTCAGTTTCGGCAAGACCATTAGAATGTTCACGCACTACTTCGTAGCGTTGAAACAATTCTAGTTCTTCAGTCATTGCAATCATTTTACCAGTTGTTGTGTTGAGTTGATCTTCAAGTTCTACAACTTGTTCGTTAAGATCGTCAACTAGGTCTACTTTACTATCTGGCACATCAACATAAGACTCTACGAATAGATCCTTTAATTTGCCCATAAAGTTTTCTGCGATTTCAGTCCTAAGACCGTTCTCGACTGCAACTTTATTTTCTACCATCCAGTTTTCGACTACGTAGTTAAGATATCCATCAACTTTTTCAACTAATTCTTCTTTAGTTGAGTTGATTTCTTCATTGAGTTCTGATTTATAGTTTTCTTCTAAACGACTGATTTCTTCGGACAGTTTTGATTTTACTGCCATTTCGAAGATCACTGCTGTTTTTTCTTTGAATTCATCAGAAAGGGTTGCTTCAGATTCGACTAATGCTTTCATGTCGTCAGAAAAATCGATTTTAATGTCGGCAGTATTGTCTGCTTCCACTATTGCTTCTTCTTCTGTTTCCACTGATTCCTTTTTACCATTGTACGATGCGTACATGCCTTGCATGTCTGCTTTAGACATGTTTAACATTTTGGTTGTCATGGCGGAAATCATACCCGCTTTAGTCTTTGGTTCGGGTGCTTGTTTAACCACCTTTGCCGCTGCATCAGTTGACGCTAACGCATCTGCTGGTGCTGTCTCAGGATTGTGTCCTTTACCTTCGCTTACTTCACTCTCGTTTTCAACGAGGTCAACACTTTCCTGTTCTACTTGATCAGTCATGTTTGACTCCTATATTGCTTTTTTCATTAACGAGAGGAAATTTTTGAATTCACGTACTTGTGTCTCATAGAGATCAACACGCGATGCTTTCTTGATTTCAGTCTCAATTTTTTCAATGTCTTGTCTTTCCAAAATGCCGTTATTCCAGATCCAGTCTACACCTTCCATAATTCCATTAACAAATGCTGTCGGTGCTGATGGGTCCTGTACGATATCAACCGTATTAAGAACAAAGTCGTCTTTGACGACCATGGCGTCACCTTGTCTTGCAAGACTACCCATACCACGAGTCGAGACACCTAATTGCACACCACCGTCGAGTAGGCCTTTAACAACCATACCATTTGGAGTATTTAATATTGATGCTCTACCCATCACATTACTTCCCTCAAATTTGAGTTCTGTAATAAGATGAGATACTTTGTCTAAGTTCACAGTTGGCCCTTCGGGGTGATTTAACTCTCCAACTGATCTCTTAGTCATTACTTGTTCGGTATTATATTTTTCCACCGCTTGTTCCATAACTTCGCGTGGATATATTCTACCGTTTCTATTCTTTGTGTCTGCTTGTGCAAATACACCTTCGATGATATATTTTTTCTCACCGTTTTCTTTTTTTTCTATCAAACATTGTACGTTTGATTCTGTGTATTCTGTAATTAGTTTCATTCTTTATCCTCTTGGGTTACTGACTTTTGAAAGTCTTACTGCTGCGTTTGCAGAAAATACTTCTTCAGTCGGTTTCTTCGAGATAAATGTTGTATCATTTCCTGCTAATGAAAACGATCCTACTACAGTTGCGTCACTATCTGCTAATTGTAGTGTTACCAAATATTGCGTACCAGCAGCCGCAGTGTTTACCGCACGAACTGTTTGTGCTCCATTTACGTTACTTGCCGCACCCGCTGTAGTTGGGGATGCGATCTCTGCCGCTAGTGGTCTAATTATATTTGCCATCTTTTATCCTTTTGCCGCTTTAATGAATTCTTCGCCTGCTTTTATGGCGACTTTTAATTTGTCAAACCTATCTAACTCTTCTCCGTCAATATAGGTTACGAAGGGTTTTCTACCCTTTACTTCATGTACCATCAACGCAACGCCCTTGATCTTCTTACCATATACGTGTTCACCAGGCGGCATGCCTTTTTTCATTGCTTCACGTAATAGTTTGAATGTTTTCATTTAGACACACTTGTTGTATTATTGTTACGTTTATTTATACAAATTAAATCTTTTATTTTCAATTTAAACTGGGTGACCTTCTACTTCCGCTTCGTCGGTTTCTTCGGTTTCTTCGGACTCTGCGGAGGTTTCGACTTGATCGGTTTCTTCACCATCTGCTTCTGCCTCTGCTTCTAATACCTCTGGTTCAACATCATTGAATATTTGGCCTGCCACTGCAATACGTTCTTGATCCATAGCCGCATCCATCTTTTGTGCGATCATATTATTAAATACCGTATTTGCTTTATTGAAATCTGCATTCGCTGCATAATCGATCATATTTTCTATGGTGTTATCTTCACTCATCGCTGTCTGCTCCTGGTTCAACTTCAACTTCTTGTTCATCTTCTACTTCTCCATTTTCTTCTTCATCAGGGATTTCCCCATCTTTTTTCTCTTGTTCAATTTCATCTTTCATGTCTTTCCACTCTTCTTCAGAGAGTTGAAGTACATTCTTCGCAACCCAACCTTTTGAAAGGTACTCACCTATATAGTTACTTACTAAGTCCATAGTTGCCATGCGATTTTGAACAAGTTCTGCTTCTTTAAGTTCAACAAAGTTGTTGTCTCTTACAAAGTCATAACGTATCTCATTCGCCCATTCATCCCAATCTTCCTCGGTGATGATGTTTTTAAGGATAAGTTGTCTTTTAAGTAATTCACTAAACAGTTTAGAGAAACGTTTACGTAGTCTATCAATAAACTTCTGGAACTTCAACTCATCTCTTGAGATCTCTGTTGATCTACCGAGAGAGAATTGTGATTCCTGTTCTAGTCTAGCAATAGGTACGTTCAGTGAACGATATAGTCTTTTCTGGAAATATATGATGTCGTCGATTTGGCCAAGGTTGTCACCGCCAGGTAGTGTAGATATCTCTGTACCTCTACCACCTTCGCGTCTCGGTAACCAGAAATCTTCGAGCATTGACATATGTTTACGATCATCTTTGATCGCACCAGTGGAGGCATCATATACAAGCTTGTTTCGGTATCGTGACATGATACCTTTCATGTATTCTTCTGCCTTACCTTTTTGCATGTTACCCACGTCGATGTAGAATATTCTACGTTCGGGGGCACGTGCAAGTCGATAGATTACAAGGGAATCTTCCATCATTCGCAATTGGTTTACGGGTTTTAATGCTTTATGAAGGAACGAAATGACACGCTTTTGGTCTGCGTCTAACAATCCAGATGTTACGTATAGTACACTGTCCTTTGTTAGTTTTATGCCTGATGCTTGTTGTCCAGGTTTTTCCTGATATATGTAGTGTTCATTCGTTTCTTCGATGATCTTCGCACCCGTGACTGGGTCTTTCTTAGACACAACCTCTTTCACCTTGCGGATCTTAGAGGAGTCAATGGGGCGAATATCCATTATACCTTTACCCAACTGTTTATCATCCACCACTACGTGAAATGCAAGTCGTCCATCGATATACCATTTTCTAAATATGTCATGTCCTAAATCGACAAATCTTAACATATTTAAAAGATCTTTAAATTCTTCTGTGATTTTGTTTTTGATACCTTTAGAAGTATCAACGTCGTCAAGAACGAGTTCCACAGGAAACCCTTCTTCTGAACCAGATATTGCTTCGTTCATTATATCTTCGATAGCCGCGTCCACTTCTGGATGCATTGATATACCGCGATACTTTTGTATCAGTGCAGCATTATCTTTTGACTTATCACCGTCGATATCTACATATTGAGCAAAGTGAGTTCCAGATGCGGTTACGTAACCAGCACCATCCTCATCTACTGGCGGTACAATAGATTTTAGTTTCTTAGCATCCGCGTCTGATTTTTTAGACCGTTTGATTTCGAAACCAAATAGTTTTAGTGTATTGTCTGCCATATGTTTACCTTTAGTTAGATTAAGTGGGGCAACTTAATGCCCCACTCTTTTCTTATATGTATACCTTAACTAGTAGTGTTAGATTCCCAATACTGTACTTGGAATTCAACTGTGAACTCCTCGATAGCATCGTTTGTTTCATAAGCGAGATCAATTGCACTTACGTTTGTTGGAAAACAACCACGGAAGTTGTATTTTTTCAACACTGCTTCGTCACGATCCAGTTGTTCTACAATCAAGTCAGCAGAATAATCCGCAGGTGCAACTAGGCCAGTATTTGCACTGTGTGCATTAATACCGTTCATCCATCGTTCCATTGCATTTCTGACTTTGAAGTCTGTATCGTTAATGATTGTTGGTGACCATGTTTCGAATGTTCGGTCGCCAGCGATTTTAAGTTGTCTACCTCTGAATGGAATTTCAATTATTCCCATTATTGATGCAGGCAATTGTGCCGCTTTACACATGAACGATGTGATCTCTACATCTCCCTGTGCATAAGCGGGGAAGTTTATGGTCGCTTTGAAGAGGTTTGCTCTTGCACCACCACCTTTTAACTTTGCTTTGAAGTCGTCTATATTGAGGACTGCCATTTGTCTATTCTCCTATGCTACAGATCAAACAGTGCCAACAACTTCTTCAAAGTCAACACCTGTTCTAACAGCTACGAAGTTTAGAGTTACGTAGTTGATTGAACGTGCTGGTTTGACGAAGATATTCGCAATGAATTCGTTTCTATCTATAACTGCCGCAGTGTTGTTTGTATCGTCACAAACTACACGGAAGTCGGTGATACCGCGACGCCCTTGGATTTCTCTAAGGAACGGTTCGACAATGTTTGTAAACTCAGCACGAGTGAACTCATCATTGAATTCGAACATAACGTTACGGGCGGCAATTGCTATTGCCCTTTCTATACCGAGGAATAATCTTCGAACATTAATTCGATCAAAGGCACTTGGTCTAGCAAGTTTGGTTTTGTCACCAAACAGAAGCACACCTTGTCCAGGTATGTTTGAGATTGGGTTGACCCCTGCTTTATATAAAGCATCTCTCTGTGATTTGGTTGGTGAATAATTTAGTGCTGTTATACCCAAATATTGTCCTCTTCGTGGGCCAGCAGGACTGAACCAAGGAGCAGCAACTGCGTCTGTTGCGGCCATAAGACCAGCAGTAGATGATGCAGCTGGGATTTGAATATACATGTCATTGTACTTGTCATACACTTTTAGATAGTTATTATCACAGAA